GTACTCTGTTTTGGCCCACTGTAGCATCTGAGCTTCAGAAACACTTTTGCTTCTAAAGAAATCCGCAAGGTGAGTCCATATGAAATTTTTCATATCCTGTCTCCTGTATAGTTTAGATGCTTGAGGAAAGCAATACCCTGGTCTTTTCCAGTGTCAGTAGTCTTTGCTACCGTCAGTCTTTTTAAGGCATAGCCAATGCCCTGGTCTTTCCCAAGTGCCACTCTTTTTTTCTGAGCCGAGGTCGCTCTTGAATAAAAAAACTGTTTTCTTACTCAATCTTATTTATAAAATATACTATGAAATTGTGTCGTAGGTCGACATATTTTTTTGCAAGGCTGTCTTGCTTATTTGTAATGGATCGGATTGTTTATGATTTGATTAATTAAACTTTGTAACTAATCAACTCTTTCATTCTTGCAAGTTCTGGATTTGTTTGAGCTTGTGGATCAATCGCTTCTTGAGTTGATTCACCTGCCATATCAGCCATTGCTAGTTCACGTTGCATAGCACTTAAACCTTCTTTTTCAAGTCTTGCAATGTAATCTGCTACAGTTGATTTTGCGTATGAATCATCTTGCATATCGTGAAGTTTTTGTAAATCAGCTTTTGCTTGTTCATCACTTGATGCATCTGATATAATGGATTCTGCTTCGCCCATTGCTATGTCAAAATCATTTCCGCCTTCTGCAACTTCTTCTTCTGACTGTATACCAGCATTCTTTTTCATAATGTCAAGTTCACTAGCTTCTGCTATTCCGTAATCGTCTTTTAGTTCATCCATTAAACGCATTTCTATGTCTTCCATATTATCCTTTGGATGTAATCCGTAATCGGCCATAATATCATTCATTTTATCGTGTAAGTATGTAAACAATTCATCATTTTTGTAGTCGCTAGTAAGATCATACAATCCACTAAAATCTTCTTGTTGTGCAATTGGTTTTAAAGTGTTTGCATACTTGTTTTTTAATGCATCTCTTTTAGCATCGCCTTCTGCATCTTCTTCAACTGCTTCTTGTGAGTTGTCCATAGATTTTTTAATTGCTTTGTCTTTAGCCGCCATATAATCCGTTGAGTCTATTTTGCCGTCATCATTATGATCTTGAGCTTTTGCTTCTACTTCCATTGATTCATCTTTTTTCTTTTGTTCTTGAAACTCTTTTGCCATCTTCGCATACTCGTCTGCTGTTAACTCTCTTGGTGTCTTGTTATGAGTATTTTTTAACCAAGCTGTGAAATTTGTTTTTGGATCTTCTTCTTCGTTTGTAGCAATCACGTTGGATGCAAACATACCTAACATCTGGTTAAAGTTTTCATCTAATTGTGCAAATTCAGGTAATTCTGATTCTCTAACTTCTGATTCATCAGTTCCTGTCATTTTTGCGTTTGCTACTTGATCAGTTTTTTCTGTTTCAACTTGTTTGATAAGAGCTTTTACTTTTGCATCATCTAGCACTTTCATAATAACTTGTATGTCATCTTTTCTGTATGGTGCCATATCACCGGCTTTCTCAGCCGCTTCACCGCCTGCAGGTTCTTTATCTGAACCTTGTAATTTTGCCGCCATTCTATCAAGGTATATGCTTATCTCATCATCTTTTACAAGTTTACCTACTAGGTTTAATCTTGCCGCAATCTTTGTTCTGTCGTTGATGAAACGTATTGGCATATCTGTGATGTCAATTGGTTTAGGAGGCATCATCTCAATTGGTTGAGCTAATTTAGTTTGTACTGCAATTCTTAATTTATCTAAAGTATTCTCTTCATCGTGTATTTCATTTATCATTGGAATCAACTCCTGAATTCTGTTATCCACATTAGTTACTGTGAATTTTTCTTTCATACTGTTAATTGCATCTGGAGTTACTTCTGCATTTACTTTTGCTACAAAGTTTTCAGTATAATTTTTATAACCTTCCACTGATGTAATTCTTTTAATCATTTCTCTTAATCTATCTTGCCTTACTAACATACTGCCCATTACTGATGCCGCTTGTTCTTGTACAGCTGGAGATCTTCTCATAATAGTTAAGACTTCTCTAATCTTGCTTAACTGTTCACTCATATTAATAACAGACTGTCCAACTTCATCGTATGGTGTTCCGCCTGACTGTACGTGACGAGTCATTGCTCTTGCACCATTCAAGTGAATGAAAGGATATTTAAATCTTTCACCGTCTACATTTTCAATATATAATGCTGAAATGTTTCTTGATCTTGAACCAGGAACTTCTTCGTCAACTGGCTTACGGTGTTTGATTAATAATTTTGCGTTTTCTAACTTTTGAGAACTAGTTTTTACTGTTCCAATTAAACCGCTAAGGCTTTCTGTTTGTATATTGTCTGTCATAGTATTTGTATTTAACCTAAATGCATAATTTTTGGGCTTTATTTCTCTACCAAATTCTCTTAAATCAAAGTCTAATAGACTGGTTTTTGATAAATTTCTTAATAAATCCACTATTTTTTGTATTTCATTAATATCTGATGGTCCTTTGTGCATCTTAATCTCTCCATTTTTATCGTCTAAGTTGACCATAATATTAGGAGTTTGCACATAAAAGAACCTCGCTTGTTCAGGATTGGCTACTTCACCACCTTCTTGATTATCAAACATCTTCAAAGATAACCCAGAGCCTTTTAATACTCTAAATATTTTTTCTGCTACTGATTGATAATTTACTGCCATAATATTATTTATACGTTTCTATATAATCATTGGCATTGGAGTATTACCAAGTGTATCATCATCTATATCATCACCTACACCTAGACTTTGTTCAAATATCGGATCATATTTTGTAAGGTATTGAACTATTCTACAACACAATAATGTTGCTGAAACTAGATCGTCATTTTCTCCTACTTTTGCTGAATAGGTGTTACCACGTGCTACAAATAATTTTAATTCTCTAATTAAGTTTCTACTGTTAAGAACCATTTTACCGGTTTCAACATAATGTTTTAATTTAGTACAAGCTGTGATTTTAGCTTTGTGTGTGGTATTATATCCTTTACGTTTATGTGCATCTCGTCTTTGTTGACCAGCACGTCTCGGCTCGTGTAAAAAGAATCCAGGAAATCTTGATTCATCCATTTCTTCAATAGATATAATCGCACCTTCACCTAATGCGTTGTTCTCAACAGTCCAATATATTTCAGGAGCAGGTGTTCCTTGATCAATCAATGACTGATTAAGGTCTTTTAAAATTCCTAGCAACGTTCGTACTTGTCCTTGGATTGGAGTTTTATTATGTTGCCATTCGGCAACTTGTTTTAATTCTGGAACACTATAAACTTGTATCGCCGCAAAATCTCCTCCTGTACCTAAACTCGGATCAAGTGCCGCAACATATGTTTGGCCTTTCTTGGGTTTTTCATACCAACGTACTTGTCCTGTTTTGTATAAAGGATCTTTACCTGCTATTGATACTAATTTCAATCCATCAATTAATGTTTCATCAAATGCAATAAATTCACAGTCGTGCTCACGTCTAAATCTTTCTTCACCTATTCTAGCACGTTCATCTTTGGCCCATTGTTCATCTCTATCAGGATGTTCTGACCAGTGTACACCTATAGCCCTAAAGCCATTGATTCCTGTGCCGTCTCTAGTAGGTTGACCATATTCATCAACTTTTTTATTAGCACCTCTCCATAGTCCTGCGAACACATCGTCATCATTATTTGGTGTTGATGTAATAATACACTTACCACCAGTTGATAAGGTTGGAGACAATGATGTCCAGAACTCTTGTGCTTTATTTTGTGGTTCAACAAATGCAAACTCATCCATATAAACTAATGATATAGACATACCACGTCCTGTTGTTTCAGTAGTCGTCTGTGCTATAATTCTCGAGCCATTGTCAAAATCCATCGAGCCTTTATTGTAACTAGTTACACCACATCTAATATGATCCGGACATTCTTCATATGCGAATCTTACACGTTGCATAATATCTTGTGCACCTTGATATTTGTGTGCCGCAATTAATATTAATACATCAGGATTAAACATAGCATACCATAACAAGTAACCTGCCGCACAGGTCGTCTTGCCTGTCTGTCTGGCACACATTGCTATTGCAAATCGATTACTGTTGTAGGTATCTAACAATCTTGTTTGGAACTCATAAGGTTCAAATTTTAATCTACCTCTAGTGGGATGTTGTATCCACATAAAGTTTTTCATAAAATGCAAATACCCTATGTTCTTATCTGCAGATTTCTTTAAATCTAATAATTTTTTATCATCATACTTAGATTTCGAATATGCTTTTTTTGTGAGATTACCTTCTAAACTTTTTCTAACCATACTAGTATTTATGTGCGTATTTAATGATTGTTGATAAACGACAGTATTTGTACCTTATTTTCATTAGTTGTACATACATTAATAAAGTTTGTCAAGAAATCAAAATGGTTTCTAAGGTCTAAAAATAACTTATCGTTCAAACGATCACGTGCTAGGTCGTAACTAGTCTTGCCAATATTGGAAAAATATTCTTGTGGTAATCCTTTTCTATTTCCATATCCTGGAAACACGCCGACTGTAAAAAGACAAGTATCACCTAACTGCTTGGCTCTAAATCCATATGGTCTATCTAATTGTAGATAACTTTCTGCAAAACTGTTTTGAGGCAAGAAACTTGTTTTGTCAATGTGAGAGGCAAGTAGCATTGTAACATATGCTTCAATCTCGAAAGGTAAATCGTACCCGTGTTTGTCTTGTGTCTCTTTTACAATCGTATAAAAAACAGAGCGATAACTCTCTTGCATAGAAATATTTACACTTAAAATATTTTCCGTTAACAGATGTTTTATAATTTATTTTATGCTGTAAATACTTAATAGGGGGAAACATTAATGGACTGGCTTAACGACTTTAATATATGGGTTGAAGAATCTTTTACTTTTGCTGGTAAAAAGAAGATAGTAAAAGACAGATGGAAACTTTTCAAAAAAAGATCTCCTAAAGTTCCAGACTATACTTGTCCAATCATTGATGATGTATTAGATACATTAAGTTCAGACCCAAAAATGTCAGCTAAATTATTTCGTAAAATAAAATCTAAAATGGAAAGACTACGAAGACAAAATGACAAGTTAAGAGAGTCAGGTGTATACTGGTACAGTATTTGCAAAAAAAATTTAACAGATAAAAACGACGACTAGTGTATTAGACAATTTATATAGTGTATGTGTATTAGACAATTTATATAAATGAATAATTTACAAATGTATTAGTAAAATTTTTATTACGTCTTCGGTCAATTTCTTCGAAGAACTTTGAGCAATCTTTCAGCCTATTGTTTGTTTCACGTTTGCCTAGCTGTGTTTCCACAAAGTAGTTTCTTAGCCTTGTGACATAGTTCAGTTCGTTTGGCTCTGTGTCTGGTTGCTCACTCACATACTTGACCACATCGTCAAATTTGGCTATCCAGAAGTCTGTCTTTGGTAAAGTAAGCACGTTTAGAAAGCTAGGGCTATGCAGTATGCTGACCCCATATGTAACACCGCTGTAAGCACGTTTTAAGCTGTATACATCCGTCAACAACTGCTTCTGGGTGTCTATGCTTAACATATTTGCAGTCACCATTATATGCAAGGATATGCCGGTTTTAAGCACCATCTTGCTGTGCTCTAACCAGTGCTTATAGTTCATTCCTTCTCTTATGTATTCTGCTTGTTCTCCATAGCAATCACAACTGGTATGTATCTGTACATCTTTGACACAGCCTTGTTTCTTTAACTTGGCTAGTCTGATCGAAGCGTCTATTATTATCTCAGCTGATATCGATAGGTTGCTGTTTATCTCAAGTCTCAGATGTGGTTGAGGGTTCTTCTCTAGGTCGTCTATCAGTTTGAAAGTGTTCTTGTTCAACAGAGGCTCGCCACCTGTTATTCTCAATACCTTGAGAGTTTTTCTTAGATCGGGCCACCATTTCCACCAGGCTTCAACATAGGGATTGTGTTCTCTATTCAAGTAAGGAACCCTGTCAGTTTCTTTGATCCATTCTAGATTGTTGTAGCTGTCCTTGGTTGGGTATGCTCCTTGGTGTTTGACTTCACTCCACCATTCACTGCTGAAAACAGGACTACAGTACACACATTTCATATTGCACACGTTACCAAAACTGACTTCAACCTGTGCTGGGTTTGTGTTTATATGCCAGGGTTGCGACTTGACTTTATCTATGTAAGGCATTGCCCAGGTGCTGTTGCTGGACTTCTTTATCCTGTCACTGTAGTGTTTGCCTTTGCTGTCTTCCACCTTCCAACAGTAGCTACATTCATCAGGACGTTTGCCTTCCAACATCAGCTTACGTTGTTTCTTTTTGTATTCGGTGTTGTGCAAAGCACTGGGATTGTCTTTGATTTCTTCTAATGGAATCTTATGTGTCTGTGGATGGTGACAACTGTGTGTATGTCCATTCTGTAGATGGATTGTGACCTGTTGCCATTTGGCCAAACAAAAAGACGGAGATACTGAGTCTAATTGCTTTTTTGTTTTTTCAAACTTTTCCATTCATTTTAAATTAAACGTCGACGCCGGCCGCTCGTGAAATATCTAATGCTGTTTTCTTGAGTGCCTGTCCAAATCCACCTGCTCTTCTTTTAGTGGCCAGTTTGGCTAATATTTCTAGTATAACTTTTTTAGTTATTAAAAGCACAGTAACGTCATCAGCACTATTGACTTTGTCTTCTAAATCAGAAAATGCATCGCCGGCCGGTATTGCAGATAAAGACTGTTTAACATTCTCAATATTAGTTTTAGATACAAGGTCTTGTACTGCTTGAGGTGTATACTTAACTATTCCTTTGACACCAACGTTCTTAACTTTTGATACTAAATCATCAACATCACTTGTTGCAACAATCTTTCCATACTCAGCTCTGCTTCTTCCAATCCTGAAAGTAGTACCAACTGCTTGTTGAAATATTGAATTTTGTATTAAGTTTGATCTGGCGCCAGATGAGGCTAATTCAGATTGTCCACTTTTAATTATAGCGCCGTGCTCACGTGCTATTGCTTGTAGAATTTTTGGATCTACTGCTTCTTCTAGTCCTGATTTTTCAGTCTTTTTTTTTCTACGTCGCTGTCTGCAATAAACTGATCGTATTCTTCTTTAAGTTTTACGAAACGTGCTTCTACTTCTTCGTTAACTTCTTCAGTTTGTTTGCTTTCATCTGCTAAACCGTTGTCGCCGTGTCTAGCTGGAACATATTTAAACTTCTTAGATTTTTTAACTGATGTTGAGAAATCGTCTTGTTTAAAATGGCCTGGACCTGTAGGAAAATATTGTTCATTGTCTTCCATCATTGATACCTCTGCGTGTAAGTCGTCTTGTTTAAGAGCATTTTCAACTTCGTGTTGTGTTGCTGTAGTAACAACTTCAACTGCTCCTCTATTAAATTCGTTTTGATCAACTGATGCGTCTTTGATGCCACCTTGTTTTAAAGCAAACTCAATTGATGGTGCGATTGATCTATCATCGTCAAGATCGAAATCTCCTAAATCATCAACTACTATGTTATATGTTTGTGCTTTAGGTTCCATAATTATTTCTTCATTGCTTTTCTATTATCTTTTGATAACGGTGACTTCGTTGCAGAATCTTCAACTGCTTTAGTGTCTGCTTTTGCAGTATCTGTTTTTGCTTTGACACTCAAAGGTCCTTCAACTTCTACTCCAGCTCTTTCAGGATCTTGTTCTCTGTTGTCTTGTAAAGTCTTTAAAAAATTCTCTTTGTGTTTTTCACCAAAGTTTTCGCCTTTGTCATCACCTGCTTCTTCTGGTGTGTAATCTTGGCCTATTCTTGGTTCGTAATCTTCTGCGTTAGCAGTGTTTCTTTTAATTTCTGCTTCTTGCTCTAATTCTAATGGATCATTTTCACCTTTGACTACAATGTAATCATAAGGGATACCTGTTTTGTCAGATAAGTTTCTTCTTAACGTTTCAAAACTTACTGGCATTCTAACTACTGCATCAATAATATAAACTTCTCTATTTCTAATTTTAGTTCCAAAATCAAGTGGGTGTTCTTGCATAATAGTCTTTTGTGGATTGCTAAAACTTACTACATCATATCTTTGCATTTCGGCTTCAATATTATCTGCCATTGCGTCTGATACTTCAGTTGCTAGTTTAATTCTTACTGGAATTTCTTTTACAGCTTCCGCTAGATAGTGTTTAAATGTCTTCATACAATTATTTATCCTTTTCTTTAGGTTCTTCCTCGTTTTTACTTACCTTATCGATAAGCTGATCTAGTAGTTTATTGCGATCTCCTATGACAAAACCTTCGCCATCTATAATATCTTCACTACTCGATCCAGAAGTTTCTTGTTGATCAACACGTTGTTTCTTAAGCTGTAGCTCAATCATACGTAATTTCTTGTCAGCTTTGGCGTTTTTTGCATCTATGGCGTTTCTCATCATTGTTTGTGCCACTTCAAAAAATTTACCTGCGTGTCTGGCTTCAGAATTCATACCTAAATCCATTAATTCTCTAAAACTATTCATTGCATCTGTGGCATACCCGTCCATATCCTTGTCGTGTGTTTCTAAATCTTTTACTTGAGGTAATGCTTTATCAATCTTTTGTGCAACTGATAGTGCTTTTTGTATATTATCTTGACTATCTTCATCTTCAGTGTCTTTGTCGTTTAGTTCTTCAATTGCTTCGTACTCTGCTGTTGGAGAAGATAACGTATTTTCTTCAACGTGTTTATCTATTTTTTCATTTTCCATTGCATCTTCCATACTAGGTAGATCAAATGTTTCTTCGAGTTTCTTATTCATATCCTAATTATAACACCTTTTTTATTAAGAGCAAGAGATTTTTACTTTATCTTGTATATTGAATCTTCATTTATTACTCTGAATTTCATTCCTTTACGTTTTGCCCATTCACCAGCTGACAACCATTTTGCTCTATTTAACAGTATAGTAGCCTTTTGGTGACTTGTTTTTGCTTTTTCTAGTATTGTTTGATTCTTGGGTTTTATTTCAACTAGCTCAGCAATTCTATTGCCTGTTTTATTTTTATAAACCATAATAAAATCTGGAACATAGTGAGTATATTTTCCAGTCAATGGATTCCTATATGGAATTTTTACTGGTTCACTAGCCCAACTTAATATAGCTGGGTGATTATCACACATTCTCATAAAGGTCAACTCCCAACCAGATCGATATCGAGGTAATCTAGTACCGGCGTACTTCTGAGGATTTTTTGGTTCGTATGTGCCTTGATGATATTTACTCATACAAGTATTTACTATTGAATTATATGTCTACCAATAAACGTGTTAGGAGTTTGTGCTACTTTTCTTCCAATTTGACTTGTGCTAGGTCGATAATTGTTTAATAGTGTTATTCCTAGATCACTAAATGATATCTCTGTATCATTTTTTAAAAATAGATCTTCAAAGTTTGTTTCAAACTTCTTCATTGCATCTAAACAAAGCAATGTATATGCATCAACTAATCTTTCACTGTTAATGTGTTTTTCAAATATGCCTTTGATAATTTCATATCGAGGACCATTTATTGATTCTCTAATTGTAATATCAATATTTTCTAATATTGCTGTTGTGAGGTCAACTTGCTGGCTGTTTAGAGGACCGCCAGTAAACGAGTTTGATATTGATCCAAATCTACTAATGACTTGTCTAATACCACCTACACTTTCAAGTAATTTTGTACTGTTTCTTTTATTGCTCATTATAATAATCTTTTCCCAAAGCTAGTTCCACTAATCGTTGACTTCGTGGCTGAGAACAAGTCCGAACCTCCACCTTTTAAAAGTTTTCCACCTACGGAACGTACCTTTTCGCCAACCTTTTCTTTACCGTTGGCTAACGTCATCTTTGATGCATCTGCACCTCCACCTATGTTAGGTGGTCCGAATGGTGATAACTCTGATGTTGTATCATTGACTCCACCCTTTTCTTCTTTTTTAGTAATCTTGGGACTGTCACCAGGCGGTGCTGTCATTGTCACACTGTCATCAAATTCAGCTGTGCTTGACATCATACCTGGAATTAGTTCTCCGCCGTCACCTTCTGCTATAGGTACATTGGTCTCTTCGAATAGTAAGTTCTCAAATTGAAATGCTAAATTTATGTTAACTGGCTGTGAAGCAGAATAATCAAATTGATCCATATCCATTCTAGCAAGTCTAGGATGAACTATTCTAGTCTTACTATAAGTTCCACCTGATACTTGGTAGAAGTCAATACTTTTTAATAGTCTGTGTGAATCAATACCGTGTGATCTCATTCCATAATGATGACTGTCTTTGAACCTATCACTGTTTAAAAGTACTGATTGCAAATAATTGTGTTTTTCATCGTGCTCTTTATCCGATGGAGACTCTTTGTAAAGTCTTGCATTTTTAAATTCAAATTCATATAAAGTTCTTGCAAACTTCATTCCTAATCCGTCAACTGTGTCGTACATTCTCACTGTTACTGGATCGTAATCAACTTTTCTATTGATCACTCTTTTTCTGTTATACTGATTTATAACATCTTGCTGTACTGTGAATTTTGGTGCGTCAAACGTGTTGCAAAGGAAATGTAACCTATCTCTAAATTCTTTGAGATAACTTAATCTTTCTTCTAGGAACTCATCCGCCGCGAATGGGTACAGGTTATATGCTAGGACAAACTGATGTTGTTGCCTAGGAGTTGACTGCACGTCTGAGCCGCTCGTATAAAGTTGAGCGGCCCTATTTGCTGGTTTTAAAACTATACCTGACATCTATTAAGTTATAGACTAATATTATACTGTTGTACCACCAAGACCGACTGATATTAGAGGAAATATAGTATCACTAGGTGCTTGATGTATCGCATTATCGTATTTGATTGTTAGGATAATTTGTACTGGTTCTGACACTGCATAATCACCGTCTGAGTAATCAACGTTCTGTAAGAAACAACCTTCAACGTCCCACTGTTCTAATTCTGCATTATTCGAACCGTCTAAGACTTCAATCTTAGTACCGAACTTATAATTTGAACCAGCTACAGCTGATGTTTGTTCAAAGTGATTCATTTGTTTCTGAACTTGTTGACCTACAAGTTTAGAAATGTTGTTGTTGATATCATCACGTAAAGTAATAGTAACTGCTTCCCAAGTGTGTTTACCTTGCATATATGCAATTGAGTTGTACGAATGAATTGGTACTTCCTCGTGTGACACCTTAGGTCTCGTTACTGACATTACTTGTTGTGTTAGTTGCAATGGAGATGCGCCTAGGTTACCAAAGTTAGTAAATCTTACTCTAAATCTATATTTTAATTTAGGTTGTAAGATACCACCTCTACCTGTTGCTCCGTCGATTGGTACACCAAATTTTGAAAGTGTTGCCATTGTCTACTTCTCCTTATAATTTATTTACTCTTTACTAGTTTTTTCTATATTACAAAAAAATTTATAAAGGTGTTTTAAAGGGATAGTTACCTATCCCCTTAATATTAACTCGTTAAACTCTCACCTGTGTTTTTGATACGAAGTGGAATATATATGAATTCAATTGCTTTTACTGGTTGTATTGCAATATCAATCCATAATTCATTCTTATCAATTCTAGCACCTGTGTTATTTGTTTCATCACAGACTACAAGGAAATCATATAATGCTCTTTTTGACATTAAATCTTCCATAAATCTGTTGAATGTATCTACGACTTGATCCCTTGTTACTCTATCATTTGGTTCAAATAAGAAAGGTTTCGCTAACAAGTCTAATTGATATCTCATATGCACAATTAATCTTGCTACGTTGATTCTATCCAAAGCTGATGCTGTTGGTTGTAGAGTCTTTTGTCCAAACACAATTAAACCCCTATTTGGGATAAACGCAATAGGGTTAACCTTGTTTGCGTACATTGTGTCTCTTTGACCTTCTGATAATGTAACTGCTTGGAATTCACCTTCGCCTGTTATATAACCTACTGAGGTTGCGTTATTAACTAAACCTCTTGTATAACCTGCTGGTGCAAACCAAGGAAATGCAACTTGATCATTGAATGCTAATGTTCTTAAAGCAATGTGTGTTGCTGGAACAGTAACATTGTTACCTGATAAGTCTGATGTATAACCCGATGGGTAATAAACAGCCGCATATGGCGAAGCTGATAATAAACCATCTTCTCCGTTTGTTGGTGCGTTTGCTGTATTAGTCGCCCAGTTCTGTATAGATGTGCCAGAAGCATTTAATCTAAATGGCGTATCACCAAGTACAAAGGCAGTTTGTTTTCTGTCTGTACTTAAAGTAATCATTTCATCTAACAGTTCAGGATAACCAGGAGCGGCTATCAAGTTAAAGAATCTTGATTCTGCTCTGATGTCTTCGTTTCCTTGTAAAGCGGCTTGCATCTTCGTAACAATAACTTGACGCTGTGCCATTCTACCCATATACGGTGAACCGTCTACTTTTAGACCTGATTCAGTTACCCAAGTGCTACCATTGTTCGTACCATCGAAAGTGTAGTTCGTTACATATTTTTTAACATTGTAACCACTTACTCTCATATTGAACAATAATATACCTGCTGGGTACACTGATGGATCTGGTGCATCTGAATCGAAGTTTGTGTATGTTGCTCCCCAATCCTGTGCATCTTCATCTGCTCCACCTGGATTACCTACTGCATCACCGAATAGTACACCTTCTTCAGTGCCTTGATCGGAGTTATCTAGTAGTACCCATTTGCTTGTTGAAGAATTATATTTGTAAATTTTCGGATACGAATCTAACGCATCTGAGTCAATCCAAATATCTCCATTTTCTAATGCTGATACTTCATCTGATTGTACAGTTGGTTCCGCTGAAACCATTTGTAAGTCTCTTAAACCACCTGCGGCAACAGATCCTGCTGTGAATCTATCTTTTGAGTTGGCATAAGCAAACCACTTCATTACCCCACCATCATTTTCAGCAATGTAAATGTCTGCTGATTGTGATGAGTTGTACCAAAGTGTTCCGTTTACTGGATCTGATTTTGGAGTAGTTGCTTTTGCTTCGTATGTAGTGTCTGTCCAAAGTGATTTGTAAACGAATGCAGTTGAACCTGTAGATACGTTGTCCGTAAATCCTAGGTTTGCCGTTGAAGCCGCGATAGTATTTCCTGCCGCTGTTCCATCGTGGATATAAATTCCATATCCGCCTGCTCTTGTTAATTTTAAATATTGTCTTGTTGCACTAATGTAATCAAGT